CTTTTGGCAGAGTATAAATTTTGAGCGTATTCTTCTGATCGCTCAAACTCAGTAACCATTGGTTTTAAATTAATTTTAGCATCTTTAAATATTTCGCTTTCATTACAAGAGTTCATGAATTGAACGCCACCGTTATAGTCCATACAAATAGCAACAACATTAAAGTGCTGTAATAGATATAAGAAATACTTTATATGATCCTTTAATGAAGAACCTGATAAAGCATATGAATGAACCAATGTGCTTATTTGTTTTTCTTTATTTATCTTAAGAACTTGAATTGCGAAGTCGTCAGACGATTCCGTTTCAGACCACGAAGGGTCAACCGCCAAGATATATTCATCTTCACCATTACCTGCAACTTCTACAGCAGGTAATTCGCCATCAGGAACAGTACATAAAGCCATCTTCGATATCTTGAAATATCCAGAGCTATCATCGCTGAACTGTGCGCCGAATTCGCGCAAGAACTGTGACTCACTCATTGTGGCTTTTGCTTGATTAATAAGATTTTGATCGTAAAGCTGTTGAGGAGCGCAATCATAAGAAAACTGCATAATGCAACGCTTTGTTTTTTCTTTGTTTTTAGGATTAAATATTAAATTCTCGTATTGCTCATATAGCTTATATAAATATTCAAACTTAAAAGATGCAGAAGATAGCGCAATCAATTTGTTGTTAGGCCAAATATATCTATCGTCTTCTGTCATCTCGCCTTTAGCAATCAACTGAGTTTCAAGATTATACAACTCTTCTCTTTGAGTAGGATTTTGAACTACAGACAAGAACGGCACAATAACTTCATTATAAATACGTTCTGGCATCAAAAGAAACTCGTCAATAATAATACGATGAAAGCGAAAACCACGAAGCTTTTCACCATCGCCCAAAGGTAATGCGCGAATACGGCTTTTACCTATCTCCATTAACCATTCGTCGTTGTTTTTGGAAACATGAGTAATACATTGTTTTAAAAGATACGCTTCAGGCTTCGCCGCAATATCTTCGATCTTTTTAAATATCATTTTTGACTGACGAAAAGAACGAGACATAATACCAATCTCAATTCCTTGATTTAGTATAGCATCTAATACAGCAAAAATACCAGTAGTATAGCTTTTACTCATACCACGCGACCAAACTCCTAAAAAATAATCACTTTCTAACATAGACTTCACAGCCATGTGTTGAAATGGAAATAATTTTACTCCTGTAATTAAATCAGTAGTAAAAGTAATATTGTTTCTTAAGAATTGATAAAATAAAAGCTTTGCTTCACGCTCTTCCAAAAAACCTTCTTTTTGAGAAAGTTCGTCGTTTGAGATGAATAAGCTTTTTCTTATTTTTTGATTACCTGTTTCCCAACTCATGATCTAAAAAGTATTGTAAATCTACCTGCCATAAATCTTTACCAAAATATAATAATCTCGGAATAAGGTCTATGGACTTTTTTCTACTGCCTGTAAAAATAAATTGCAAATGTCTAGGATATTTATGCGTCAAATTCCTTAAATTATGAAATACATATTCTAAATTTGTTTTTCGTTTAAATTTTTTATGATTATTTATTATAGAATCAATTGTTGTTTCTATAACCACAAATAAATATCCTTCAAGCTCAACTGTACGTTGCACTTCTCTTTCAAAGCGATCTACGCCAGAAGCTAACGTTCCTAAAAAATCGTTTTCGCTTTTTCTGTCAATAAAAGTATAATTATACTCTTGAGCATTCATTAAATAATCTCCAACAAATAATTTTTCAATCTTAGTATTTGGAAATTCCAAAGGATCTTGTTCGCGAGTGTCAACCAATATCATTTCGTTCTTTAAATAAACTTTGCTAAAATCTTTTGGCAATGGCTTATTAAAAAGCGGCTCTTTATCTAATATTTTACATACAGAATTATAAGAACCGAAATGCTTTTTAAATAAATCAATAGTTGGTAAATTCAAAGATTTTAGTTCGTTATAAAACGGCGCAAAAAGATAATCTTTTGCTTTCATTCTTTTTTGCAATATCTCAATATACTTTTGTTTTACTATCTCTTGATTCTCATTTTTATCCCATTCAAGAAATTCATCAAAATTAATAAATTCTGTATTAAAATATTTAATTTTATTTACAAAAGGAATAGGTTTTTTATAATACAGAGAAAGACGAGGATAATATTTACAATAATATTCTCCTTGATACATTCCATGTTTTTTTAAATGAGCGTGAAATGATTTATCGTTAACAAATTGTTCTTTACATATTTTACATTCTATCATATGGCATCTTCCTTTGTAATGCCTAATATTCTAGCTTTCCAAGCAGACATCGTTTCCAATCTATCCGCTTCTTCTTTAACAACTTTCTTTTGCATTTCCGCAATCTGAATCATCATCTTTCTTTCGTTTTCGTCTTGGAATAATTCTACGAGACTAAGAATAGAAGCGTTCTTTTGTTGATGCGATTCTATGCGTTTTGCACGTTCACCATTAAGTTTCTGAAGCGATTTATCAATACGTTGAGCGCATTGATTATATTCTTCACTGATAGTTTTTAGAACCTCAGTAAGACGCATTGTAAAATCTTTTTGTTCTTGAGTATCATTAAACATTTCATTGACTTTATTCTTTTTCATGTCAATCTGTTTAAGATTTATATAATCCATGCACACATTGATATATAAATTTATTTCATCAATAGTAAGATCTGGCTTATCCCAAACAGAACGAACAAACTCAGCTTCAAAAAGATCTTTATCATTTGCGCTACGATAAGAATCATAATTTTGAACAAAACGAGGACTGTTAAGATAACTTAATAGTTTCTCTAAATATTTTCTATGCTGCAATGTTAGTTTTTCTTCCGAAAGATCTTGACCTGCCCATTTGTTTACTTTCTTAATAACCGTACCCAAACTTCTTGGAACAACATATTTTTCATTTACCGCTGATTCACTATCGACTAAATATTCTGGATACTTTTCTTTTATATATTTATGAACCGCTCTATATTGAGGAGTAATAAAAACATTAAGATTAGAAACTCCAGCCAACTCTTTAGCGAACAATAACTCCGTAATTTGCTTTGGTGTTATACCAGTTTTAATATTTTGATCTATGAATTCTATATGAGAAGTAGTCAAAGATTCTGAATCTGGCTTTGGTTTCGCCTTCTCTTTCTTACTTAACGATCCAGAAGAAATCATGTAATCTCTAACTGCTTTAGCTTCTTTAGATCTACCTTGAAGATCTTCTCTATTATATAATAGATTCGCGATAACAACATAATCTGTCAAACCTTCTTCTATTTTCTTGTTTATAAAAATTTTTTGTTCTTCAGATAAATTATTCATTGTTAAAAATATCGTTATCCTTCATTAAAGCTTTCGCTTTTAAATAAAGCATTTTTTTTAAATTTTTAATCTGCTTATATCCAGCTTTTCGACCTTTCTCACTTGTCTTAAATTTTAAAAACTGAGCAACTTCATCGTCTGTAAGACAATCAATAAAAAACATTTTATATGCAAAAAATTGTTTATCCGTTAAATTTTCTTTCATTAATAAATGAAGTTTCTTTTCGGCCAAAGAAAAATTTATAGTTTCGTTTTCTGGTATTGAAACAAAATAATTTTGATGATTTTGTAAACTTACAGTCATTTTTAAATCATAAGCATTCTTCTTTGTTTTTTCCCATTTAGCATACAATGGGCATTCATTGCATTGTTTTTGGCTTCGCGTGAAACCGCAAGAATTCTCTTCGTTTCCTAATGAAGCTCCTTTATTTGTGTTAAATGAGCAATTAACACATGGTTTGACAAAACAACTATATGAATTTCTAATAATATTTTTTATTTGATTTGATACGATTCTATTAACCCAAGGCTCTATGGGGCGCTTCTGATCCCAGAGGTGCCATTTTTTATGTATATGAATTTTTATAATCTGCTCAATATCTTCAAAATCGAACCAAACAATTGCTTTTAATTTCCACTTTGCTTTTCTTTTTTTTATGACTTGATCGATAATTTCATACATCTCTTCAAAAGTTTTTTTGTTTTTATACTTCATTTATCTCGTTAAAGTTCTTACTAGAAGCACATTCTTTCAACGATTGAGAAAGATACTGCTCTTTAGTAAGCTTCTCTGATTTTCCAATTGGTCTAGAAAATTTTTCAGAAGATGGAGGTGTGCTTATTACTTCTTTTACAGAAAATTTATTTTTTTCTGGTCTTTCGATTTCGTAAGCTAATTTTGTTGGTTTTATCACAACAGTAGGTAAACCATCTTCGTCTACATTAGACATCGATGGGGTAGGAGCGGGTCTTTTAAGTTGATTCTTTTGAATCAATGATACTAAAGGATTTCCACAACTAGAACAAAATTTCGCTCCTACCCCATTTTTAGAACCACATTCGCTACAGTACATACACTAATATTATATCATTGTATATTAACTTTATCTAATTTTTTGAATACACCAACTATATACTTTAATATTTCACTTCTCATGATATCTTCTTCGTCAAATTGAAAGCAATAAATACCCCTTTCTTCACTTTCTTTATTATTAAAAAGATCGTAAACTTTCATAAAACCAGATTTATTGCCAATATCCGATTGCATTGCATCACCACAAATAAATATTTTTGTATTTTCTCCAATACGAGTTAACAAAGTAACCAACTCTTTTGTACTATAGTTTTGAGATTCATCAGCTATAATTACCTTATCATTCCAAGTGGCACCTCTTAGAAAATTAATAGGCAAAGCTTCAATGAAACCATT